AATTAATAGCAATGTCAAAAGTATACTGAAGTTTATCCTCAGAATTATACAAGGTATCAGGCCCCTTGTCAAGCTTGTGTCTCAGTTTCATCGGGGGAAATGATTTTATCAAAGAGGTCAAGGAAAGACTGTTTAGTATCATCATCAAAACGATTCAAGCAAACACCGATTGCTTTACTCTCGTTACCAAAGATACTATAAGCACGGATAATGTGAACAAGACGACGAGTAGAAATTACTTCATCAATACCACCTTCAGCAAAGGTTTTACGGATGATATCCGCCCAACTAACAAGAGCATCAATAAACTTATCATTCAGACAATCAAGTTCACGACAATAGTTATTGAGAATCTTGGTTTCTGTAGCGATAGTGGGATATTCTTGTTCAAACGTGACAGCGAAACGTTCTAGGAAAGCTTCATTGAGCACGTTAGTCCCAATAAATCGACCGTCATCGGACCCTTTACCTTTAGTATTGGCCGTCGCGAAGATCTGGAAACCATCCTTGGGCGTAATGTACGTGTTAATTTTCTTGAGGAAAACTCCCTTTCCTTCAAGGATACTTTGGAGACAGAGGATTTTGTTCGAAGCAAGGTCGATTTCGTCAAGGAGCAGAACGGCACCCCTGGTGAGGGCTTCCACAACGGGACCGTTGTGCCAGACTGTGGCACCGTCAACAAGGCGGAAGCCACCAATGAGATCATCTTCATCAGTCTCAATAGTAATGTTTACACGGATAAGTTCCCGACCAAGTTGAGCACATGCTTGTTCAACACCAAAAGTTTTACCGTTACCAGAAAGACCAGTGATAAAGGAAGGATAGAAAATACCAGACTTGATAATTTTTTTGATGTCATTAAAGTTCCCGAACGGGACATAATTGACATCTTTATCAGGAACAAGATTCTGTTCTTCCCGAACGGGAACAGCAGGAGTACCCGTCATATTGTTATAGGTTTTTTCTAGTTTTTCTTTTACAGTAAGGTTATAAACACCACGTCCAACTTTATATTCCTTCAGTCGATTGCACACAGTAGCAAAAGACACATCACTGGTTTCAGCATAATCCATCAGATTTTTACGAGTGACGTTGGTGCCGAAACGAGACACCAGGTCAGAAATCATCACGTCAGTGGAGGTCATTGGGAATTCCCTTGGTTACTTGGCTATTATAGTATAGGCCAGTCAGGCCGTCAAGCGATTTGACTGACGAATTTTGATAAGACAATCTTATTGAACATCTTGGTTTTTACATATTTCTTAAATTGAGTACGAATTTTACTTTTGCTGTCAGTGTGAGAAGCATTGATTACTGCTTCGGTATTGTTGAAATCGTCACCAGGAATAACATAAAGTTCATCGTAACCAACAGTGTCAACAACGAAACACTTGTTGTTCCTCCAGAGTTTTTTATAGTAATCGTATTCTTTGTCTCCAGAATCTACAGCAGCACGAATAATGTTCTTCACATCATAAGATTGAGACAACCTAAAACCAACAACATTAGAACCAGTCATCCATTTGTAGTATCGAATAAGAGAAGATGTGACATTCATACCGCAAGTTCTCCAGTCACCAGACTTATTAATGTTCACATCACTGTAACCACTAGAAGGATCTTTGATACAAATAACATTGTACTCAGAGGAATAAACAACAGATTTACGAGAGATATACTTTTCATCACCCTCACCCTTGAATACAGAGAAAGCCATATTGTTAGACTCACCATCAGTCAGGAATACAGTATTCACTTTATCTACACCAGTTTCTTTTTTGAACTTATTGTAGACATAAATTGCAGCAAGAATACTATCATTCAAAGGAGTTCCACCAAGACCATAACTACCATATGGAAGTTCAGATCGTTGTTCAATCACTTTCATCAAAACCCACAGGTTGAAAAGATGATCATCAAAATCAGATTTTTTGATATTGCTGTTAAACATCTCAACCAAACGGAAACGTTGACTTACAGCAATCTCATAGTCTTTCTTGGGTTCATAAAAATTGCTTTCGTGATTGTAAATTCCAGTATCAGTAAAAGCAAAGACCTGAAAAGGAATACTTACTTTCTTACAGAAGGTAATCAGGTTGATCAATTGTTTGATTGTACCATTCATGTTATCGCACATAGATCCAGACCAATCAATGTACATGATAAGACCATGATTCTTTCCGTTAGGAATTACAGTATTCTTTTTGAAGATATCATCAGACCATTTATAAGCAAACAGTTTATTGGTGTTCAGAACACCAGTTTTTGAAACACCAGACCGATTATATTCATCAGCCTGTTTTTTCATCTCAAACTCTTTGATCATAAATGATACAGATTTAGAGCTCTCTAATTTAAATTCGTTGAAGGAATTCTTCCAAAAATCTACAATGTTATAAACACCAGAAAGTTTTTCTTCAATGTAATCAATGTTCATCTTCATGTTAGAAGAAAACACAGAGATGGGTTCAATACATTGAGACCAATCAACACTAGGAGGAGTCAGATAGATATGTTTCATTGCACTAGAATCTACCAGAGTTCTAGTATTACGACCCCAAGCTTGATCAGTGTGGGATTCATAATCTTCCCAAAATTCTTCATCGAATTCTTCACCTTCATCTCCATCTTCTTCTTCATTTGACTCTTCACGTTTCTGTGCTTCATCAAGCATCTCTTCGTGAGTCATCTGTTCATCAGAAGGAACAACATCTACAGGAGTACTTTGAGTACCAGCGTCTCCACTATTTTTTACATTAGATGGAGAAATGGATTCTTCTTTATCAGCAGTACGTTCAATGTACTCTAGAATTTTTTTACAGACATCGATAACATCATCGAAAGTTTCTGCATTTTTAGTCAGTTCAACAAACTCTTCTTCTTCAAGAGAGAAAGGAATGATTGTATTAACATCGTGAATGCCAAGTTTGAAGTGAAGATTGATACGATCAATCAAATTCATCTTTGACAGATTAGTATTTTTAATCTCAAAGAAATCTTGTTTGTTCAGTTCGTTATAACCACGATAAAAAGATTTAGTAATACCAGGATACTTTGATTTGATCTTGCGTTCGATACGAGCATCCTCAACCACATTCAAAAAAGATTGTGGAATACGATTTTGATTATACTTAGAAGGAGTATACAGAGCGTGACCAACTTCATGACCTACCAACAGGTCATAAACATCGTTAGAAATATTTTCCCACACAGGGAGTTGAAGAACCCTGGTCTCAACATTAAAAGAAGCTGTAGGAACGTTACTGTGCTCGACCGTCAGGTTTTCTGTCGCAAGAAGTTTAGCAAGGTTGCTTTTGACTTGAGTGACGGACATAGAGTTCCTTTATCGATACAGCTAAGCTATCACAACAAATCTAGGGTGTCAACCCTGGATCAATAAGGGTTCCTTATCGACTCTGATAAAATCAAAGTAACCAAAAGCAGAACCCCAAACATACTTATCAGTTTCTACAGAAAATCCTTTGTCAAAAACTAGATAGTTATCTTCTAAAAGAATGGCACCATTCTTTACATATGTTTTTTCACCTTTCCAATCAACTATACAATCACATCCTTTTAATTTACCAATAAACCTATCGTTCTCAAACTTAAATATTGTATCACATCCCTCAATGTATTCACCGTCTAGTTTATAATTTTTAGATATAATTGTATCATCAGATTGTACTAATTTTATTTTAAAAGTTCTATATATTTTTTCTGTATAAACGGTTTGTTGTTTTCCTAGGAATGTATTGTCTCCCAAATATTCATGAGTTAGATGTACATGTTTAAATTTAAATGGTTCAGACAATGCTTGTTTTTTATTGTCAAAGGAACCAACAAACCAATCAACAAAAGTATCTATCATGTTACTGTAACCCTACTAAAGTTTTTAACTTTTTCAAATTTCATAACTCGATCAAATTTATCGAGTAATACATCTCCTTTATGAGAGATGATGAAGATGTTTGTGTCTCCTGTAACTCCCCTGATAATTCTGAGGAACTCATCAGTACCGCCAACATCCAAGGATGAATCAAATACTTCATCAAGAATCAACAAATTAGTATTAGCAGAGTTCTTGAGTTTAGCAATAGATCTCCAAGTAAACATAAGAGCAAGGTCAATTCTCATCTTTTCACCTTCACTGAAAGAACTATAAGTGAAGTCATCTCTATGTCTAGATTTAATGCTTTCGTTAAACTCTTCATCAAGAGTAAAGTTTACATAGAAATCAAGTTCTTGAAGATACTTATTAATCATTTGATTCATCACAGGAAGATACTTTCGGATGATCATTGATTTAATACCACCGTCCTTAAGCAGGGAAGAAATTACATCATAATTTCTCTTGGTTTCTTTTGATTCTTGTATAGATTTTTGGACTGTCATGCCCTGATTACCGATAGAAACTAATTTTTCTTTTTCGGCATCAATGTCAAGACTATCATTCTTCAGATCTTCAATCTCTTGTCGGATATCAGAAATAAGTTTTTGAGTAGTCTTAATTGTTTGCAACTTAGATTTGACAGACCAATTAATATCTGAGACTTCTTTATTCATCTCAGTTTGTTTCTTTACTAACTTATCTGCTTTCTCCAGTTGTTTCTTATACTTTTCCACAACTAGAGTTGCTTCATCAATAACTTTAGAGGATTGATTAATATGTTTTTCTTTGAGCTCTGTAGTCAAAGATTGTGTACACTTGGGACACACATCATTTTCTTTGAAGAAACTTTGTTCCTTTTCAGTCCTACTGATAAGATTAGTATTAGTAGTAATTTCTTTTTCTAGTTTTTTGATCTGTTTATCAATTCCATCAAACTTAGAAAGCTCGGTAAGAAGCTGAGTGACAAGATCATTAGAAAATTCAATCTCACTATTCAGTGTACCGATACCAGTTTCCAATTCTACAATCTTATCTTCTTTCTGCGTGATAGTTTTCTTTGCAGTCTTTTCCAGTGATTTGATATGATTACTTTGCATCTCTGCTTTCTCTTTTAGAAAAGAGATTTCACTTTCAAAGTTTTTTAGTTCTTCTGTGGATGTCTTGATCTTATCTTTGAGAATCACATTCATAGTAGAGAAGATACGGATATCAAGAAGATCTTCAATAATCTCTCTACGTGACGCAGCAGGCAACTGCATGAATGGTACGAATGTAGATGATCCCAGTACTACAATCTGAGTGAATGATTTATAGTTCAGTTTCAATACATATTGTTCAAACCACTTCTGTTGATCTACAGCAGAAGAATGTTGATCCAACAAAGTCCCATTCTTATAGATCTCAAAGATACCAGGTTTCATTCCACGACGAACTTGCCACTCGGTATTACCGATGGTAAAAACTACATCAACAACACAATCTTTTTCATTGATACTATTGATAAGTTGATTTTTATTTACTTTACGAAAAGACTTATTGAAAAGTGCAAAAACAATTGCTTCAATAATTGTACTCTTACCAGCACCATTCTGACCAATAATCAAAGTGGTGTTAGTGGAGTCTAGTGAAATTGTTATAGGGTTATTACCAGTTGCAAGAAAGTTCTTATACGTGACACTTTTAAATAAAATCATGCGAATCAAATTTTGGTGGGATTACAAAGTCGTCTGGTGTTATGATAACGTAATTATACCCGAATTTTTCACAAGCCGCAACTACCTGTTCACCTTCGATTTCAGTTGCTTCCACTGGAGGAAAACCATCTGCTTCTAGGAGACCGATGTACCTTTCAGCATCATCAGATTGTTCAAACAATTGAAGAACCTTATCTCCATCTTTTGTTATGACTGCATAGGCTCCTTCAGAGTCAGCATCTGTCATCGTTAGAATGAACATTTATTGTACCTCGCAAGCTTCAATATAAATCGACTTAATAATATTTTTGATACTATTCTTATCCAGATTTATATTCTCTGTTTCATCTATATATCTGTTCAAAGTGGTAAGGGTATCCTCACCTTCAAAATTTTCTTTCGTATCATCCAGATCTAGATTATCAGATTCAATAACTTTTATGTCATGAACTCCAATGTCATAAAGTTTTTCTAGGACTTGCTCAAAAGAATTATTGTCTGTTCTTTCTTCTACAAATATTTTGATGTATGTATCTTTGTATTCTGATGTATCAAATGTGGAGTAATCATTTTTAACATCATTATAGTATATCTTTTTGAAGATACTATATGGATTTTTAACAAATCCAAGTTTTTTAGTCTTTGGATCTAGAAGATGAAATCCACGTTCTGCTCTGTAATCATTCCAGAACATCTCATATGGATTACCAAGATACTTAATATTTCCACGTTCAGACTTGTGATGGAAGTGACCAGAGAATACATTATCAAACTTCTTGAAGAAATCTGGTTGCAATCCACCCTCAAATACATGACCAGGAATTGCTTGGAATCCAGAAATCTCAAGGTGACCCATGACAACAGTAGAGTCAGTTTGTTTGAGATGATTGAATGATGACTCTTGATTCTCGGAATTGATCCAAGGAAGCATCGTAATCTTCAGTCCATCAACTACAATATCTTCTACTTCACTGTAGATATTTACATTGTCATATTGTTCTAATAGAAGTTCTGGTGTATTGATAATATTGGTGTTCTTGTAATATGCAGTATGATTACCAACAATCATATGAACAGTGATTCCCATACTGGCAATCCTGTCGTAATAGTTTTTCTTAATACGATGCCAAGCTGCAAGATCAATACCCTTGCGATTATCAAAGGTATCACCAAGATCAATAATCGTTTTTACTTTGTATTTTTCTAGTGATGGGAAGAATACATTTTCATAAAATTTCAAAAAATAATCCCAGAAAATCTGGGAGTTTTTACGACCATCTAAGTGTTGGTCAGTAATCAGAGCAATTGTCATCGATTAACTTTAATTTCAAGGGACTCTTTAATACTATTCATAGCAGATGAATCATAACCCATTACAGAACCATCTGCAGTAAATACTTCATCAAATCCTGATTTCTCTAGAATACGTGTTTTGATATCTAGTTGTTTCTTCTCTCTCTGAATCCTACGTAAGAAAGCAAAGTAAATAATTTGAGTAAAGTATGCAAATGGATTAGATGATTTCTCTGGGTCGAAGTTATCAATGTACTGAAGACAATTCTCTATGCCATCACAAATCATATCATCCTTGAACATATAGTTCACAAAGTTAGGACGATACGACAAATGAGTTGCAATCTTTAGAAAACACTCACCGATATACTCAGGTACTCTGGGTTTGGGTTGACCCAATTCTTTTGACTTGATTACCTTGTTTCGGTAAACAGTGATAGCTTCTAAAAATTCTTTGTTATTGACATAGTGTTCTTTTTTCTTCATGGTACATGTTTTCTTTTGTAGTTGAACATACTATATCATGAAACTCAAAACTTGACAAGTGGCTCAAATCTCTGTATAATAACTCTGCTAGGGTTCAGGGAACAGATTAGCTATTTTTAAATAATTTCTCTAAGCTACTTCTTGCATCATCTACCTTTGTTTTGAATCCCATCTCTTCATTCAAGTCTATTTGACTTGTGTCTGTTTCATTATGAAGGTATTTACGTAAAGTTCGGTGATATATTCTTTGTATTCTTTCATCGGATTCATAGACAGTAATTGTCTTTTCTTTTTCTATAAAAATAATTTCTTCTTTAGAGAATTTAATCCAAGGTCTTAGATCAACTTTTACCATTTCACCCGCTGGTGTTTCTATGATGGTCTCTTCTACAGAGAAGGGAGTTTCTACAACAAAGCCTTCCTCCTCTTCACACACTAAGACGTTACCAATAATTTCTTCACCACTGACTAGTTTTATCATTCCGATAAACTCTGAAAACATCATTCTTCCTTTCTCCTAAAATTGATTGGAATAATTTCATAATTAAAGCTTTCTTGAGAATAAGTTTTTACTCTCTCGACCATATGGTTTAAAGTGTGATTTCTTCTATCTCCTTTTGAAAAGTCATCTGCTATATCAAATAGTGTTGCTATTTCTTTCTGGTTTCCTTTACGAAGTGCTCGACCAATTGACTGTAAATTTCTAACTCTAGATTTACTTGGACTTGCAAATATAATATTGTGTAATCTCTTAATATTAATACCAGTGGAGAAGGTCCCGTAAGAGGCAATAATTATAGCATCATTTTGGGTTTCTGTAATCTGTCTAACTTCTTCCCTATCTTCAGTGTCTACACCACCATGGACGAAGAAGACTTTTCTACCCTCCGATACACTGCTATTTATCATATCGTAAAGTACCTGACCATGTTTTTCCACATATGCGAAAAGAATCAAGGTATTACCAGATTGATTTAAAGCTAATCTTTCTATAAATTTATTTCTCTTCTCCATCGTACAAATATGATCCATCTCATCTTGATAGGAATCAAACAATAACTCTTCATGTTGTAATAGAAGAATGTTGATCTTAAGTGCAGAGAGATGACCTTTGTCAATCAGTTGTTTTGTTTTGACAACTTTATTTACTGGACCAAATAATCCTTCAAGAACAAGTTGATTTGTATTCGATCCATCTAGAGTTCCTGTAAACCCAATACGATGTTTGCAGTTATGCAACTTAGTCATGATGTTAGTCAGAGACTTTGCTTTGAATAGATGCGCTTCGTCTCCAATCACACAATCAAAAGTTTCAAAGTAACTCTTCGGCATCTTGTAGATTGATTGCCAAGTTGTTACTGTAACTTGTTTAGATGTATGTTTATCTTTACCAGCATATATCTTATGACAGTATTCATCTGATGACCAACCATAGGTATCGAAGTCACCACACATTTGTTCAACCAGAGATGTCGTTGGTACAACTATAAGTACATTATCTCCTCTATTCGTAAAGAATCGAGTGATTGAATAAATCATTAATGACTTACCAGATGCAGTAGGTGATAAAAGTAACCTACGGTTGTACTTTAATGCTTGGTATATAGCGTAATACTGATAGTCTCTGACTTTAAATGGGATGTGTAGACTCTTCACAAAATCCACAACACCATTTACAGAAACTAAATCATTTATCTCTTGTGGCAATCCATAGTAATTATTGTCCTTGTCTTCATAACTATATCCTCTAGAGTCTAACCATTCAGTCAGATAATCATACAGTCCACAGTATATTTTACCGTCTCCTGGACTAAACAATTTGATAGTTCCATCCCACAATCTTTTTTTGTATTGTGGCATAAACTTTGCGTTTGGAACCTCAAATGTAAAATACTCTGAAAGTTCATACTTGATGTGTGGTTCACATTCAACCGTCAAATATACTTCGTTCTTTTTCTGAATAACTACGTCAGTCATCAAATACTACCCTGCATAAATTTTTGCCAATCAATACTATTCTTGATTTGAAATCCTCGATTGTTCAAACAATGGAGAACTTTGTCAAGAAAAAACATGATCTCCTCATAATAATTTATGCGAGTTTGTAGGAGCTGTAATTCAGGATCGGAATCCATATACAGTCCTAGATCTTGTTTTAGTATCTTTAGATCAAAAGGTTTTTCTTGGTATACACTTGGTTCTGCTTTACCTGTGTAATACTCAAATTTATCTCTGAGAAGAGATTTATATTCATGTTCTTTTTTTAATTTTAACAACCTAACATCAGACAAGTAATTTAGATACTTGCTGTGAAGTTGTGGAATTTTTATTGATTCTTCGTCTAATAAATCTTGTTCAATTTTAGAGTCTTCAGCCCATTGGGATTTGATATCATCAAGTGTAATCATATATAAAAATCAATTTCTTTATGTAGGCTTGATTATACGGTCTCTATATCAAATATCGTGAACTTAAATGTTGCATCTACAGCAAAATATTCTGTGTCTGTGTATGTAGAGTCAAAG